CCAAAGTAGCAACCCAACCACCCTTGTCAATACATTATTTAAATAAAAAAGCGCAACCCTTTCGGGAAGCGCCGTCATGTTATCCCTTTCGGGAAGCGCCGTCATGTTATAACTTAAACTTGTATTTGATCAGATATAACGTGTTGTGCAGCAGCAGATCATAATTTGCTGGCGATATATGCGCTTTATGCATCGCCGTCTGCACGCCAGAAGGCATTGGCATTTCGCTTTCATGCTCGCATGTGTATTTAATATCTCCACGATTGATTTCAAACAGCATGCCGCCATCATGTAGAATCATCCGCGCTTCGTTTTCAAAGCGGCAATCATCAATCAAGATAATGGTCGGCTTATCGTCGCTTGTCACGCGCTCAATATGTCGCTGCATCGCCCATAGCCATACATCTTTATTGATATACTTGCGCCCCCATTGCGTGCCGAGCGTTTGCAATAGTTGCCTTGGCGTCACACCTAAGCCGCAGATTGGCTCATGCTTTAGCTTTTGTTCGGTCATTGCTTGAGTATCAACGCCCATTGCTTCGGCCATCGCCCGGATCGGATCGGCAAAGCTCAGTATCTCGACATGCAAGCTGTCGTCTAATTGCTTGGCGATATCTTGTGCGAATGTAGTTTTGCCGACGCCTTTCGGCCCGACCAGTCCTATTATATGTGCTTTATTCTTCATATTTTTATACGTGTTGGTAATATCTTGTGATTAGTCCGTGCTGCTTGTGATACTCAAATCCAGTTGCGCCCTTCATTGATCCGATAAATCCTTTTTCGGCGTGCCATGCATCGGTTGAGCATAGCGCCGGCAAGTATTCGACCAGCAAGCCGCGATGCTCTTCCCATCCATTCTTAGTTTCTGAGATTACGCGCATTGGTTGATTCTTCTTTTTATGGTGAATATGTCCCATCTTTAGATGCCTAAATTTAGTCTGTCCCCACTTTTCGGCAAACTCAGCAGCGATGATTTGCGGCCATTGCGCCATCGCAGCTCCGTCGCCATGTGTCCAAACAAGCATATTTTTGCCGTGCGTAATTACTTTGCGGCTAGATGATTGCTCGATGACATTGACATTCTTGCAGTTAGCATAGAACGCCGACAAGACGCGAGTAAGCCAGACGCATGAATGCCAGTCGTGGTTTCCTTCAACGATGACAACATCGACTTTAGGCGCAACTTGCGCGGCAATCTGGACCACGTCATAGCATGCTTTCACCGCATAATCTACCACCCGATGAAAGCGCGAGTCAACATCTAGCACATTCCCGCTCTTCTCGGTCTGATTGTTTCGGCTGTCGCTGTGCATAATATCGCCGCCAAATGTAACAACGATGCGCCCCGGCTTATTGAATCGCCCCGCCAATGCTTGCGCAGTGTCAACCATACGCTTTGCAGCAATGTCGCAATCATAATCTGAATCATTGGTTTCTGCCTTTGTTGCATACATGCCAATATGAGAATCAAAGACCGATATCTCGGCCAATACGTCTTGATTGTCAGACTTTGTCGCACGCTTTACTTTGACAACTGCCTTGCCCTTTACGCGCTGGCATAGTGAATCGACGAATGCCTCCATATCTTCAGCGCCTGGCACAAGTCGCTTCCATTCTTGGATTGGCTTGCCCTTGGCGTCATATTGCACGGTCGTCTTTACCATCTTTAGATGCTCTGGCATGACTGCCGGAGTTAACCATGGCGCTTGGCCTTTGCTTTCGCATGCTTTTAAAGCAACGCGCACATATTTATCACTGATTCCCATTTCCTTTGCCACGCCTCGCTTTGACCCGATCTCCATGTAGCAGTCTAATATTTGCTGCTGCTTGCTTGTTAGTTTTGTATTCTCCATATTTATTTTTGGTTATAGTCCAAATCTGACAAGGTTGCCGACTTGGTTTTTAGATTGCTTGTGAAAGGTCCATCCACCGTTTTGGCTTTTAGACTTGCCCCAATATTTCCCTGTATATCGCTCAATTACTTTTGTGCGAACGTTGCATGATCCAGTAGACGGATCGCCGAGATTGTCGCGAATTAATCCGCTATGTGTCTTCGGTCCGTCCTCAAGCTCGCTCAATATATACTCAATTACTGATTGATCTTTATCGAGCTGCGCCTCCTTGGCTGCCTTTTCCTCGGCCGCCCTTGCTTCTTCCGCGCCGACTTGCTTGACGCTTTGAAAGCGCCGATGCCAACTGCGCTTTTCGCCCGCGTCATATTGAAACGTCACTTTCATGCTATTCGGTCCGCGAAGCTTTGTATTTTCAAAGACAATTGTGCGGTCTGATCCTTCTGTAATGACTGGCGCTTTGTCGATTGTATATGCGCAGTCAAAGTCGCTTTGGAAGTCGCCGACGCCCTCTGCAATGCTTTTACCGTCGGCGTCTTTGTTTTTATTGGTATGCGCTAATGCAATCAATGTGCCTCCGGCTTGAGTAAAGCTGCGCACCATAATGTTAAAAACTCGCGCGTCATTCTTATCCATCGTACTGACAAATTTTTTGAGTGTATCAAGCACAATCACCATATTGCCGCATGCATCTTCTTTGATTGCAGCCTTAATAATCTTGGATAAGTCTGCTGGATCAAATCCGTTCTGATTCGGTATCAAGTGATGAATGCCCATGTGCCGGGTAATCTCCATCTTTTCAATGCCGCCGTTGAAACTATCATCCGCGTTAATGTAGAAGATGTCTAAATGCTTCGTCTTCTCCATGTCTCGGTTGCATAGCATCCAAAGCGTCATCAATGTTTTACCAGTATTCGGGCCAGCATTGAGTATCGTGCAATCGCCAAGCATCGCAATTTCTGGCAAAATAAAGACAGCATCTTGCGCCCGCTTTTTCATTGCCTCGATATTTTCATCAGTCGATGCGACCAGCTTGCGCAGATTGCTGAGAAAGTCACTGCCAGTGGATTTCGCCGACTGCTCAATTTCTTTCTTCGCTTCTTCTGCCTCGGTAATTGGCGGCAACCATGAGTCGGCCTCTTTTTGCAGCGCATTACTTACAAGTTGGTCAATGGTCGCGACTACGTCAGCAGGCAATTGTTCGATTGATTGCTCGCCGTAGCCTTCCGCAGCAAGCGCCGTTGCCGCCGCTTTAAAGTCGCCGCCATGGTGAAACATAGCAAACAATGCAAACGGCGAATAAGACTCATTAGCTTCAAGCGGTGCGGCCGACGACGTCCAGCAGTAAAATTTACGATCACCGACGACGCCAAATGTGCCACTGATGCCGCCAGACTTGCCTGGCCGCGTCCAGTGCTTGCCATTGCGTGTGGTCCATCCTTGCGACTGTAGCAAGCCAGCAACGTCTGCTTTCTCATTAAATTGATCACCTGGCGATGTGCCATCACTAGCAACCTTTGACGGCTTGACTGCCCAAAATGGCAATGCTTGCGACTTGGCCGCCTCGGTCTTAATGACCTTTGACTTGGCATTATAATATGCCGCCGGATCATGAGATAGAAAGCAAAGCCGCGACACGTCGCTGCATGCCTTGTCGATGACTAAGCCATGCGAATCAGCGAACCAATCGCGCACGGTCGCAAATGCAGCCTTGTGCGTATCTGCGTCTGTTGCGTCGATCTTTACGCCGACCTTTAGGCCGCCAGATGGAGATACAAAGGCAAAGTGCGTCTTGTCGCTTGATTGTAGTTTCTCGCGAATGGTTGCCATTTGCTTTGCGTCGATCAGTTGCGGATTCTCATCCGTATCTAGATCGGCAATCAAGATGCCGCTGTGAGTGATCAAAGCAGACGCCGCCCGCTTGGAAAAGACGCCCGACGCTGTCACTGCTGGCAGCGCCGCCTTATATCGGCTGCGCGTGTCTTTGTCTGGTGCGCTGCGGATCTCTTCAACCAATTGCCTCTGGTCATTGCTTATGATCCATTTGATCAACTGCAATGAAGTAATCTCATCGCTTGGCGCAGTGTCGCGCACCGTTTTAAATGTAGAAAATTTTATCATTTATAAAGAGCGGCACGCACTAAGACGTGCCGCATTTAATTATTATTATACTAGTGCTAGAGTGCCTTGCGCTTTAACATTTTTAAGATTGCCACAAGCTTGATCGGCGTATGACTTCTTCAGCTCACTGCCAACGAACTCACGCCCTAATGACAACGCGCCATAGCCTTCTGATCCAATGCCAGTGAACGGTGAATAAACAAGATCGCCTGGATTGCTCCATAGCTCAATGCCGCGCTCGATAACGTCGAGTTGAAGTGGACATATATGCTTTTCGTCGGCATTGTCGCGAGCGCCTTCCTTATTCAGCACGCGCCCTTGATCGACGGTCATCCATACCGGCGATGCTACTTCCTGCCACCAATCAACGCTATAATCTTCCGGCGACTTAGTGACCGGCACTGCGCTTTCGCCCGGCGCACGAAAAACAAGCAAGTAGTCTGGCACGCCAACTCGACTTGATGAACTATCTTTTTTCAATGTTTTATAAAGCAATCCGTGCGCTTTGGTCCGTTGCATTTCAGTCACTGGAGATTTCCAAATAGTAATGCGCGAATGAAATAGAAAGCCATGCTTCCAAAATGCGCGAATGATCTCTCCAGAAAAGTCCTGCAATTGAATGCTTCCATGCTTCCATTTTGTTGAAAGCAGATCGACGCAATGCACTGCAACCTCACGCCCCGGAATCATGATGCGTTTCATTTCCTCAATTAAGTAATCAAAATGCTTCATGAATTCTTCCATGTCTTCGCAGTTTCCCATATCCTGCGGATCTGCCGAATATGTGAACAAGTCAGCGAATGGCGGCGAAAAGATAGAAAATCCGACTGAGTGGTCTGCAATCTTTTCACGTGCCACTCGGACGCAATCACCATGATGCACCGTCCATCCGTCGCCATTGTGAGTTGTTACGTCGATCTTTGCGTCGATTGTTTCTGATTCACTTGTCTTTAATTCTGATGCTGCTTTTTTCATAGATAATTGCATTGTTTCATGCTGTTTAATTTTACGTTGTATAGATTTAATAATTGCGCCCTCGGTTTCCGCTTGGACCACAAATGCGTTTACTTCTTTAGTTTGTCCGAATCGATATGACCGACGCAAAGCTTGGTAGAAGTCCTCAAATGAGTAACTGAGTCCTACGAATGCGACGTTGTTGCAGTGTTGCCAGTTCAGGCCGAATCCGGCGATGCTTGGCTTTGTGATAATGACGCGAGCGTCACCATTTGAGAAGTCGGCAAGGCGTTTGCGCTTTACGCTTGGCTTATCGCTCCCGCGCACCTCTACGGCGTCCGGTATGCGTGCTTTTAGTTCGTCGGCTTCCAAATTAGTATTGCACCATACAATCCATGTCTCTGATGAGTTATTGACCATATCAGCAACTGCATCGCAGCGAGCTGGCGCAGTGAGTCGCATTTCTTTATGCATCGTCGTTGCGCTTAACGTTGCGATTCTGAAAAGGTCGTCGCCAGTTTCTTTGCTTTGATCGACTTCGACGGTAATGTCGGTCATGTTCAACTTCGGCAATATATATCCGGAGTCATCAAAGCCTAAATCAGAAGGCATTGAAATGCACGCGGCCCACGACGCGAGCCATTTCCAGAACTCATCCTCGGCGTGTTTCTTTAGTCGCCAGTCGCCAGTGTTGAACGTGTCATTGATGAAATATGTGCAAAGCATTTGCGCCGGCGTGCAAATGCCGAGAAAGTCAGCATGCTGCCCTAATTCAGTATAATCATTAGGCGATGGCGTCGCTGTGCAGCATAAACGATATGGCGTATTCTTAAATGCTTCTGTCAATGATTTGCGAGTCTTGCCAGTAAAACTCTTTAGTATTGAGCTTTCATCCAGGACCACTCCAGCAAAGTCGCCACACTCAAAATGATCCAGCTTTTCATAGTTGGTGATGTATATGCCAGGCCCGCAAATCTCTGAATGATCAGAAACGACGCTTGCTTGAATGCCAAACTTTACACCCTCAAGTCGTGTCTGTTCGCCAACTGCAAGCGGCGCAAGAATCAACACGCTGCCGCCTGTCTTGCGGAATACTTGCGACGCCCATTCAAGTTGCTGCGCAGTTTTACCTAATCCGCAATCCTCAAATAGTGCCGCTCGGCCCTTATGAACTGCCCATCGCAATACGTGCGATTGCCATTCAAATAGCGGAGCAATAATCGGCAATGGATCAAATCCATAATTGGCCGAGTGCTTTCGCTTCGTATCAATAAATTCATTATAATTTTTTGCATTCATAGTTTTTTTATTCCGTAGTGTTTTGTGTTTTTAGTCCGTGCTATCCATTTGGCGCACATTGTGAGAGTTCCCCGGAAGCAAGTTGCCCCGGTGTGATTTATTACTTTGTGAGTATAAAACATTATTTAAACACAATCTCCAGCCGAGGGTTTTCGCGGTCAATCTCAAAGCGCACGCCGTCAAAATCCCATTCGGAATCATCTTGCCCGGTGCAATCGGCGACGCCATCTAGGTATGCCTTGCACATGGCCGTGGCGTTATCCTTATCACGGCGTCGCTTTGTCGGCCAGTAAAAGTCGAGCCGATATGCTTTGATCTTAATCATCCCGACCTGCTGCCATGTTTCAAACTTAGCAAGACGCCGCGCCGCTTTGGTATATCTAGCTTTAAGCGCCCAATGCGTGCGCACATTTGGCGCAAGATTGCGTGCAGGAATTGGCAATGTAATTGTCATAGTTTCACTACCTCCACTTTGTTTTTGTTGTATTTGTAGCCTTTGTCAGCCAATGCGCAGTTGATTGAATAGATCGAATGATGAAGCTTTTGCGCAACCTTGCTGATCCGGTTGCCTTCGTTGACTAGTTCAATTACTCTTTTCACTTCAACCATTCTTTTGCGTGATGGAATCTCAATGTCAAATCGGCTGCACCAGTCAGCATATGTTTGATACGGCACATTCGCATGTTTGCAAGCTTGGGCAGCCAGCATGCCATCTTCGCGCAGTTGATTAATCTCGTCGCACTTTTCGCGGATCTCTTTTTCTTTCTCCGGCGATGTTAGTGTATATTCTTTGCGCTTCTTTGGAAACTTAATAAGTCCCATGTCGCGCAACTTGTCAAAGTTACCTTGTTTGCAATCGTGCAAAAGCTTTTGGCCTTTGACTAGGCGATCAAATTCGGCATCTGGCAGATGCTTTTCTAGTAGTTGATTTGCTACATATAATTCGTGCATAATAATAATGCAGTGTAAGATGCTGCGCCCTGTTGGTTTGTTATTGGTTGGTTAAT